AAGGTTGCACACAATGCCGGCATGAGAAACCCGAGCAACCCCGACGCAACGCTTGAGAAGTTGTTTAAGCAACTAGAAAGCGACACCTCGGTTTTTATGGCGATAAACGACGAGGCCGGCCGGAGTTCGGCAGCTAAGTCCGTCGCGAAGGGTTCCGCACGCAAAGGATCGTCGAGCAATAAGAAGACAGGCGGAGAAGTGAAAGTGAAAGCGAGCAAGGGTCGCAAAGCACACACTCGTCGCAAGCCGAAGCAGCACTAATACGTGAACAAAATAGAGGAATAGGTCGTGAATGATATTGCAATAGCTAAGGGACATGCTACCGAACCGCAGAACAAGCTGGGTCGCTGGAAAGCCATCCATCAGAAGTTTGAACTCGATTACCACAAGCAAGGCAACTACCGCTGGCGTGAAGAGTTATGGATTGATCAGTGGGACAAGATCTACGATGCGTTCGCAGGCTTCACCCCCGACCAGTTTTCCGCGACCGATGTCTTGATCGACGTAGGCTGCGGGTCACGTCCCTGCATGGAATGGTTCAAGCACGGAATCAAGCACTACTCCGATCCGTTGCTGGATCAGTACGTCGAAATTCCGCGTATGAGTCAGTACTGGAACAAGCCGAATCAGCATCGTTACTCGAATCCGGCGGAAGAGTTAATCGAGTCTCTCGTAGGCCAGGGTGACTTCGTGTTGTGCTGGAACGTCCTCGACCACACATACGACTGGCGCAAGATCGTCGCGAATATCGTCCAGTACGCGAAGAAAGGTGCCCTTGTGATCATCGGCACCGACATTGGGCGACGTGAGAGTCTCGGACATCCGGGTATCGACAATCCCGAGGTCATGTACGAGATGATCGACGAGAGTTTCGAGATCGTGAAGGAAGTCCGTCCGTACCACCACCGACAGGTTGCATGGCTGCTAAGAAAAAAGTAACTCCCGCCGATAAGATGGAGGAGTTGTTCCAACACGGAAGTGGGTGGACTCCTATCCACGCCAAGTTCAGTGTGCGCAGCTTTGAGGAAGGCATGGCTGTAGTAGAGATGAATTTTTTCGACAAGGAAGCGCACATAGGGGCGATCTCCGTTCCTCCCGAGAATCGTCGAAGGGGAATTGCGCACAAGGTGCTTAGTGAGCTGACTGCGGAGGCGGACAAAGCCGGGGCCACGCTCACGCTGACGGTAGATCCGTTAAACGATAAGCCTATGAATCGCAGGCAACTGGCGAAGTTGTATAAGCAACACGGTTTCAATCGGAAGCCCTACGCGTTGCAGCCCGAGAAGCTGTCTTGGGGTATGGTACGCGAACCCGCGCAGTCTGGTCCTGTAAAAGTGAAAGCTTCGCGTAATCGCAAGGCACATACTCGGGCGAAGCCCAAGAAAAGGAAGTAGCATGTCTTCTCGAAGAAGATGTCTTGGAGAATGCTCCGTGATCCTGTACAGTCCGGGCCAGTCAAAGTGAAGGCCCACACTCGTAAATGAACGTAAGAGGTAATTATGGCAGGTCTTAATTTCTATCGCAGAGACACGTTCCTTGGTCGCACGGACCAGTATCTCACTTCCGCGTTGTCGGGGTACGCCGTATTCGATCCGTTGCGCGATTATTTCGCAGTCCATCACAGGGACGATACAGTTACGCGTCTGAAGAGGTATCACCAGCACTGGCGATTCTATAACCGCAAGCACTACACGCTCCCGCAGCATGACGGAGATAACAAGCTGGTCATCAATTATGCGCGTGCGATTGTGAACAAGTCCTGCGACTGGTTAATGAGTAAGCCGTTCACGTTTAAGGCCGCTGAAGGTAACGAATTGCTCGCCAAGCTGCTTTTGCGAATCTGGCAAGACAATAACTACTGCACGTTGGCGTGGAGAGCCGCGATGATTGGTGGCGTTACAGGAGACGCCTACCTGTTTGTCACCGTTCCGTGGTTCGACGATTACGGCCGTCCAGTCCCATATGACCAGCAGGGGATCAAGATCCAAGCTCTCAATGCGGCGTATGTCCATCCCAAGTTTTCATCGTCCGAAGACCGGACCGTGATCGATTGTTTGATCCAGTACCCTATCGATAGTCGGAAGTTTCGCGGCATCGTAGACTCTCCGCAGTCACGGGACTTGGCAGTGTACTCGCAGTATATTAACGCAACAGAAATTCGCGAGTTCATCAACGAGAAGGAGATGCCCAATTCTCCCCGACCGAACCTGCTTGGGTTCGTTCCCCTTGTGCACATACAGAATTTAATGCACCCAGGGTTTTTCGGACTCAGCGATCTCGACGACATTATTCCGCTCAATGAGGAGTACAACGAAGTGTCGGAGAGCATACGGAAGATCATCAAGTACCATGCTGAACCTACGACACTAATTTTCGGTGCGAAGATGGGTGATCTCGTCAAGGGTGCAAATAAAGTTTGGTCGAATCTTCCGACCGATGCCCGTGTAGAAAACCTAGGGCTAGATGCCAATCTTACCGAAGCGGTTAACTATCGCGAACAGATCAAGCTGGCCATTCATGAGCTAAGTAATACACCAGAGCAATCACTCGGTAAAATTCAACCTATTTCCAATACGTCGAACGCGGCACTCGAGACGGCGTACTTGCCGTTGATTGAGAAGACCATGCGAAAGCGCATAACGTACGGCGAAGGAATTCAGCGGGCCAATCAGATCATTCTGATGTATCTCCAGAATTACTTTCAGATTGATCTGGCCGACTATGCTTCTGACGTGCCCAGTGCGCACAGGACGGAGATTGTATTTCCCTCGCCCCTCCCGTCCGACGAGGGAGAGATCGTGCAGTCGGAAATCCAGAAGTTGCAAGCCAGTCTTCAAAGCGAGTCAGGTGCTATTGAAAGAATCTACGGTGGGCGCAATACGACTCGCGCAATCGAGATTACAGCGGACAAGAGAGAGAAGATGCTTCGCGATAGTCAGGCGATGGTTTCTGCTGACTCAGGTGGTCTTCCGAATCTAGCCGTTCACTCAGTGGGCAGTCTAGGCATGGTGGAAGGCGTAGCTGAAGCGTTCGAGGAGCAGGATCGTCTTCTCGATGAAGCTGCTAAGGAGCTAGCGGCGCACGAGGTCCGGAAGACTGCGCTGGAAGCCGAGAACCCTGAAGAACCCCCTGAAGAGACCCAGTGAGCTTACGCAGGAGGAACGCCTCATCGTGGCAGCAGTCACGCTACTCACATGGCTGCTGTACCTATTCTTGTTGCGAGAGGGTATATTTTTCTGTTTACAATTTTGAAAAGTAGGTCTTAGCCTACTCTGCTAGAAGGACAAGTTGAGTACATACAACCCACGCAAGGAGTCAAACTATGAGTGATGAACAAGGTGTTCCGATGGCGACACGCCATGATCCAGCCGTAACAGGCGACCTGGGTTCGCCGTTCGCGGCAGGTGCCATTTCCGCAGGAATGAAAGGTTCGCAGGGACAGTTCGAGAGAGTCTCCCTAGACGTAGCCGTTGGTTCCGTCGGTGGGCAGCCCGCACTTCGCGGCATGTTCCCGCATCCGATTCCGCCGAATAAGGGCGACCGCTGGTAGAAAACCGTCTCGCTAGAAATGTTAACGGGAAAATACTGCATAATACTGGAGCTATAACATGGCAGATAACGACACACCCCCAACCGTCACCGTCACCGATGCCGAACTGAACGCTATCCGAGAGAAGATTCGGATGGAGGAGAGAGGTAAGCTGCAAACTAAACTGGATCAACTCGAAACCGCGCAGCAGAAGATCTCGGAGCTATCAGATCAGCTCCTTGCGTTACAAACGCAATCCACAGGCAGTACGGCCAAAGTGACAGAACTCGAAGCATCCTTGGCACAAGCGACGCAGGAGTTCGACGCATTGAAAACATCCGTATCGGGTGAAGACAATACCGTCGATGTCGCCGCATTGATCAGGGAAGTCAACGACACAGCAGATCAACGATTTGCTGGAGAGTACCGTGATCGCTTGGCCGCAATGGAGACACGTCTTCAGGCAAGCGAGACCCATGCCGCGTCTTTAGCGGTAGACAATTATCGGCAAGCACGTATAGCCGAAGAACGCGGCAAGGGAACTAAGTTCATCGCTGAACTCGTCACCGGCTCTAACAAGGAGGATATCGAGAAGTCGATCCTCGGGGCCGTTGAAGTTTATAAAGTGAATTTCCCGGCTACGATAGACACTGCAACTACACCATCACCACAATCCGTTCACGCTACGGCACAACCTGGAGCAGCCCCCGTAACCGCTGCCGCTGACGGTGGAGCAGCACACGCTGAACCATCTGCACCGGGAGCACAAGAAGGCATCGCTGAAATAGCCACCAAGTTAACCGGGAAGAGGGGATCGAAACTCTACGAAGAGAATCGTGATGCTCTACTCGAGGCGGCTACCGCAGAACATGCCGGATTGGCTGGAGCTGGTCCGGGAATCTAGTAATTCCCTCCACAGGAGATTGAACCATGGCCGCAGGTATTAATGTAGCAACAGGTACTGCCTCGACTGACGGCGGAACACCGTCGCAGTTGTCCAGTAACATCATGAACATCTATTCGCAGGAAGTGCTCTTTCGGGCACAACCAGTCCTGCGTTTCGAGGCGTTCGCAAGTCGCAAGGATGAACTCGGTGTCGCACCGGGATTATCGATCAAGTTCCTGAAGTATTCCCGTCTGACAGGGGATGCTGAGTTGACTGAGAACTCCGATATGGTCACCGGGTCGATCACGTCGAGTTTGATCGACATCACCGTGGCTGAGAATGGTAAAGCTATCGCAGTCAGTGAGCTTCTGCTCAGGTCGTCTTTCACGGATGTTATGAGTGACACCGCATTGCTGCTAGGGCAGCATCTTGCACGTTACCGTGACGGACAGATTCGTGATGCGCTCATTTCGGGATCGACCAACACGAAGTACGCCAACGACCGTGCTGGTCGTGATTCGCTGGCCGTTAACGATCTGCTCGATACGGATCTTATTCGTACCGGCGTAGAGACTCTCGCCACCTCACGTTGCCCGAAGATTCTGGGCGACGCGTACGTGTGCTTCGTGCATCCCCACCAGGCCCGGTATCTTCGTACCGATCCCGACTGGGTCAGTGCGTCGCATTACGGTGCACCTGTACAGGTCTTCGCCGGAGAGATCGGGCGATTTGAAGATGTACGGTTCATCGAGACTACGCAGGTTCCCTATGTCAGCAAAGTCGATGGCAGCATTTATGCCGACGGCGTTGATACGGGTGTCGATCTGGGTACGTACTCGTCCGCGACTGATGCTTATCGTGCGATCATGATTGGTGATCACGCAGTGGGCCTTGCCGTTTCTCTGGAAGCCGAGCTTCGCGATAACGGAATCAAGGACTTCGGTCGTCGTCATGAGATCGCCTGGTATGGTATTTGGGGTACGTCGGTGATTGAAGCCGGCCATTCCGCCATCCTCGAAACTGCGTAGCAATCTGAGTCAACCCCCCGCTTCGGCGGGGAGAAGACTCGTAGGAGGCGTCAAAACATGGCCTTAACGAACGTAGGTATAACGATAAGCGTGAGTGGGACTGTGGGCGCGGCCCGTGTTTCGCAAAGTTCGTCTCGCACGAACTATGTCTCAGGCAACGCATCGTTAGTCAATGACCAGGTGCTCAGTACCGTAGCTGAAAGTCTGGACGTACCCGACGACATGAGTTCAGTAGGTGTTGTACTCTTAGTCAATAACGATGCAGCGATAGACATCCTCGCAGGTGGTACTACCGACTTCCCGATCCTAATCAGGAAGGGCGGGGGTGTCGCCTCTTTTGAGGTTGCCGAAGGGTTTACGCTGAAGCTGAAGTCCGCTTCAGGAACTCCTAGTTTGGACGTGTTCGCGGTAGAACGTGGGACCACCACCACGACAACTACCACGGCTGCTCCGACGACTACGACCACCACCACAACATCGTAAGAGGAATTACATAATGGCACAGTCAGCATATCACGGCGGTTATCAACCGCACGGACCGTTGTCGCAGTACGCTACAAACGCGCTCGCCCTTACCGGCGGTCTCGAGCATGGCGAACTCTTCTGCAAAGCCGATGGAACTGTCGCGATGGTTATGAGTACGACCACGACGACCACCGCAGCACCGTAGGCACAAATGATCTTAGCTGGGGGAGAGCAACGCGGCTCTCCCTCGGCAGGTCGCTTAGACTAAAACGATACGACAAGGAGCAATGTGAAGAAGCATAAATCAAGCAAATCAGGTAAGACTCAGGTCGCGAAGAGATCTAAGACGAAGTCCGCGAAGGCATCGTC